AATGATGATGATTTGAGTGCTTGGGGATTACAGGGTATGCATACCATTAGACCACAACTTAAAAAAATAGCAAAAAATCCGAGAGAGGTTCTTGGGGACAAGTTATTTGACAAGTTTGTTCAATTGGAAATGTTGTATAAAGGGAAAGATTATAAATACTAATAATAATTTAGGAGATAATAATGGCTGCACCTGGAACAACATTTCAACAAACTTTAGGAGTTTCTAGCAAAGATCAATTGAAAGATTATTGCTTAAGACGCCTGGGTGCGCCGGTTATTGAAATCAACGTGGATGATGATCAAGTTGATGATCGTATCAATGATGCCTTAAAGTTTTATTGGGATTATCACTTTGAAGGGTCAGAAAAACAATATTACAAATATGGACCAATTACAAGCCAAGATGTAGCCAATAGATATATTACATTACCACAAAATATAATTGGGGCTGTTAGAGTATTTCCTATTGGTCAGGCATTATCGACAAATAATCTGTTCAATATTCGCTACCAAATTGCGCTAAATGATCTATACGATCTGACAGCAACAACGATGGTTCCATATTATATGGCAATGCAACATATTCAGTTTCTCGAACAATTATTGGTTGGGGAAAATGCTATCAGATATAATAGAGTAAACAATATTCTTTATATTGATATGGATTGGCATATTGTAAGTGTTGGTCAATATTTTATTATTGAATGTTATCAGGTAGTAGATCCAGACACATATACTTCTGCTTGGAGTGATCGTTGGTTACAAAGATATGCTACAGCAATGATCAAACAACAGTGGGGTACAAACCTAAGCAAGTATACTGGTGTTGCTCTTCCTGGAGGATTAAAATTTAATGGTGCTCAAATCTATAAGGAAGCGACAGACGAAATTGCAGCACTAGAAAAAGAAATGATCAATAGTTATTCATTCCCACCGGATATAATGATTGGCTAGATTGTACACTTTATTATAATACAACTAAGGATATTATATGCCAACAACATCATTCTTTTTTAACCAAACATCTTTCGCCTCGGAACAAAAATTATTTGATAGTCTTGCTATCGAAATGATCAAGATTCATGGTGTAGATTTGATCTACATGCCAAGAACGACTCCAAATGTCGATAAACTATTTTTAGAAGATCCGACATCAGAGTTTAATAATGCAATCCATATTGAAATGTATATTAAGAATTTCCAGGGTTGGCAAGGCGATGGCGATCTTATGTCAAAATTTGGTATTTCTATGGCTGACCAAATCACTTTTGCTTGCTCAAGAACTAGATTCCAAGAAGAAATTGGTTCTGTTTATGATATAATTCGTCCTAGAGAAGGCGATCTAATTTACTTCTCTATTCCAAATACAATATTCGAAGTCAAGTTTGTTGAACATGAATCTACGTTCTATCAGTCTGGCGGTCTAACTTATTTTGATATTAAGTGTGAACGCTTCAATTATTCTGCAGAGTCTCTCAATACCGGAATTGAAGATATTGATAAAATCGAAAAGAAATATACTACAGCTATACTACCAGATAGATTAGATACAGAATCTCAAACAAATATTATTACTGAAGATGGAATATATATTGATGCTGAAAGTGGAAATATTAAGATTACTGATCCTCTAGCTCAGAATGATTTCTTAGGAACTCAAGACTCTATAATAAACTTCAACGTAAGCAACCCATTTGGTGACACATAATGTTAGGATTTAATTGGTATCATGGTCTTGTAAGAAATTATGTAATATTGTTTGGATCATTATTCAACGATATTCAAATTTCTCGTGTCGATAGTTCTAATACAGAAGTGCAAATTTTAAATGTTCCTGTTGAATATGGTCCAAAAGAAAGATATCTTACTAGAGCAGCAGAGAATCCAGATTTGCTTCGTCCAATCTCGTATACTTATCCAAGAATGGCATTTGAAATCACAGATTTTAAATATGATTCCGATAGAAAATTAAACAGTATTGGAAAATCTACAACAGGAGGAAGTACTACCGGTACATTAAAAACTCAATTGAATCCTGTTCCATATAATATTAATTTTAGGCTCTCTATAATAACAAGAAATACTGATGATGCATTGCGAATTGTAGAACAAATAATTCCATATTTCACCCCAGTTCTTAATGTGTCGGTAGACTTGATTCCAGAAATGAATTATGGGCCTATAACAATACCTATTACACTAAATTCAGTTAGACAAGATGAACAATATGAAGGCGGATTTGAATCTAAAGAGTTTGTTATTTGGACATTAGATTTTTCAATAAAGGCATATCTATATGGTCCCATTTCTTCTGGAACAGTAATCAAAAATATCAATGTAAACTTTATAATTCCTCCAGGAAACACTGTTCAGGAAAGTATAAATATTATACCGGGAGTTGATGCAAATGGAAATCCAACATCACTTCTTGCGAATTCTATACCGCAGGCTAATATATCAGCCAATTCTAATTATGGATTTATTACAACATTTACAAGTGATATAAATGGATGAAGACAATAAAAAAGACCACATAGCAAATATTCTCAATATTACTCCGAGGGTACGAGAGAATGGTGTGGTGATTTATCAAGAACCAAAAGAAGGTGATACTGAAGCAGAAACGGATGTTAATTATGTTCGAAGTATGATGTATGACACAATCGCAACTACAAAAGATGCTTTAGATGAAATTCTTTCTATTGCTAAACAATCTCAGCACCCAAGAGCATTTGAAGTCGTGGCTAATCTTCTTAATACTATGAGAGACGCCAATAAAGATTTGTTAGACCTTCACAAAACTAAAAAAGAATTAAGACAAGAAGATAAGCCTGAATCTCCAGGAACAATAAACCAAAATTTGTTTGTTGGTTCCACTAAAGAGCTTCTTGATATGATAAGAGGTAAAAATGGCAATTGATAATACAGTTTACTTAGGCAATAAAAACCTAAAAAAAGCTGGTGTAAATATTGGTTGGAATGGTGAACAATTACAAGAATATCTTAAGTGTTCTGAAGACCCAATTTACTTTATTAAAACATATATCAAAATTGTAAATATTGATAAAGGTCTTATTCCGTTTGAATTGTGGCCTTTCCAAGAAAAGATGGTTTTGACTTCTATCAATAACAGATTCGTTATTGCTAAAATGCCTCGTCAGGTTGGTAAATGTTTTTCATTAAACACTACTGTAAAGATTAGAAATAAAAAAACACTAATCGAAGAAACAATTACAGTAGGCGAATTATATGCAAGATCAATCGAAAGTCGTATGCGTGCTTTGTCAATCATCGATGAAGGAACTTCACTCACATTTACTGAGGAAGCATAATATGACTGTAACTGAGTATAAAGCACAATTTCCGGGGAACGAAACTCGTTGTCAATCACTCATCAAAGCACAAAAGATTATAGAATTTGATGGAACGTATTGGCATAATGAACAAGTTGCAAATCCAACTGGGGAAAAAGAAAGAGACGAACAAATACTATTTTCAGGATACATGCTTCTACACGTATCAGAATTTGAGTACAAGAAAAACCGAGAGAAGGTATTGGAAGAATGCATAAAATTTCTGATACAGTAGAACGAAAATTCATAGATAGTGTAGATATTGATGAATATGAAATCTGGACAGATTCTGGGTGGCAAGATATATCTGCTATTCATAAAACTGTGGAATATGAACGTTGGATTATTAAAACAGAACGTGGGTTATATTTAGAATGTGCAGATAAGCACATTATTTTCAATGACAAAATGGAAGAAATTTTTATTGAAAATTGTATTCCACATAATACAAAGATTACAACAGAATATGGTTCAGATTTAGTAATAGAATGTTATAAGACTGATATTATAGAACCTATGTTTGATATTACCGTTGATAGCGAAGACCATAGATTTTACTCTAATGGCATTCTAAGCCACAACACAACCACAGTGGCCGCGCTTCTTCTATGGTATATTCTTTTTCAAGATAGTTTCTCTATTGCCATTCTAGCAAATAAAGAAAGACAGTCAAGAGAAATTCTATCTCGTATTCAGCTTGCCTTTGAGCATTTACCTAAGTGGTTGCAACAGGGGGTTATCCAATGGAATAAAGGTAATATTGAATTAGAAAATGGTTCGAAGATTCTATCATCTTCAACATCATCATCCGCTATTCGTGGGGGTTCGTTTAACCTAATTTATCTTGATGAATTTGCGTTCGTTCCAAATAATCTACAAGAAGAATTCTTCGCCTCAGTATATCCTACAATTTCGTCTGGTCAATCCTCTAAGGTATTGATTACATCTACTCCAAACGGAATGAATATGTTCTATAAGATTTGGACAGATTCTGAAGAGGGAAGAAACCGATATCAAAGAGTTTCTGTACATTGGTCTGATGTTCCTGGTCGGGACGATGTCTGGAAAGACGAAACCATATCCAACACATCAGAACGCCAATTCGATCAAGAATTTAATTGTTTTTCCTCTGAAACTCTTGTTTATATAAACAATCAAGAACAAACCATAGGAGATTTATACGATGAGCTTATCAAAGAAAGCATTAACTAAAATTATTACAAAAAGTGAGCTTGAATATCTTTATTTTGATAAATTAATGACTCTTGACGAAATTGGCAGACATTATGGATATATTGACAGACAGCCAATTATGAGACTGTTCAAAAAACATAACATACAATCTAGAACAAAATCAGAAAATGCAAAACTTATTAATACCAATACCGATTTACCAAAATATATTGTTGAAAAGTTTTTAAAAGAAGATGATTATATCAAAAATCCAGAAAAAGTAGTAGAAGAATGTCTAAACTTCCTGAAACAGTAGTGTTAAATAAAAAGAATTTAAAAATTCTTACGCCAAATGGATATGAAACGTTTCTTGGTGTAAACAAAATCACAAAACCCCAATATGTTCATTTAAAATTTTCAAATGGAAAAGAACTTAAGTGTTCTGAAGATCATCCAATATTAACTATTGATGGTATAGTAAAAGCTAAAAATTTAGACAAAAAAACAGAAATCTCCACTAAAAACGGAGGTTGTTTTGTCGTATCTAAAAGAAACATAAAAAAACAAATTTTTCTTTATGATATTGTAAATTCTGGAAAAGACCATTTATATTACAGTAATGATATAGTTTCTCATAATTGTGAGTTCTTAGGCTCTTCTAATACACTAATTGATGGAAAAAAACTTCAACAATTGACATATAGAACCCCACTATTTACTTCGGGTGGTGTAGATGTCTATGAGAACCCAGAGAAAAATAAAAAGTATATTACAGTAGTAGATACTTCTCGTGGTGTAGATATCGATTATTCTGCATTTATTGTCTTTGATGTAACACAAGTTCCATATAATATCGTAGCCAAATTTAGAGCTAATGATATCTCTCCATTACTTTACCCAAATATTATTCATCAAGTATCAACACATTACAATAATGCATTAGCTCTTATAGAAACTAATGATATTGGACAACAAGTCGCAGATATTCTACATATGGACTTAGAATATGATGGTGTTATTGTAACACAAACCAAAGGTAGAGCCGGTCAAAAAATTGGTGGTGGATTTGGTTCTGGTGGAGGAAAATCTAAACCACAGTTTGGTGTTAGAACAACAAGGCAAGTAAAAAGAATTGGTTGTGGTAACTTTAAGACTCTAGTAGAGAGCGATAAACTCATTGTTAATGATTATGATCTTCTATATGAGATGGCAAGATTTATTGAAAATAAAGCCTCATATGAAGCAGAAGAGGGTCATCATGATGACCTCGTAATGTGCTGTATTCATGGGTCTAATATGATTGAAACTGAGGATGGCCAAAAAACCATGCGATGGGTTGTTGAAAATAAGTATACCGGAAAAGTACTATCCTTAAATGCAGCGGGAGAATTTGAATGGAAATCTGTAATTGGCCATTCAGCTAAAGAGAATTCTGGAAAAAATAAAAAGACCTGGATTACATTAGGAGAAGCTGCCTCAGGAAGAAAGCGACTTATTTGTACTACAGATCATAAATGCGCTACAGTAAGTGATATATTCAATCCAGAAATTGAATATTTAGAAGCCGACAAATTAGATGGAAAATATATTGTCAAATTTCCTAATACAAAAAAACATGGATTTCAAACTTTAAACCCAAGTTATAACAAAGATCAAGTTTCTGTTATATTGGGTATACAATTGGGTGATGGACATATTAACAGAAAGGGGAAATTTTCAACTGCTCATGGCGAAAAACAAAATGAGTATTCTCGGTATATACAAAGTATATTGGGAGGAAACTTAACGTACAATAAAAAGAACCAATCTCGATTAGAATTTAATACGACAGAACAAACACACAAATTGCGTGAGTTGATGTATATTGACGGGAAAAAAACTATAAAAAACATCTATAAGATGATAGACGAAATTAGTTTAGCTTTTTGGTATATGGATGACGGACATTTAAAATTATCAAAAGGTTGCATAAATTATTCTGTAGAACTTTGTACCGATTCATTTTCATACGAAGATCATTTATTATTAAAAGAAGTTTTGTTTGAAAAATTCAATATAAATTCTAGTATAATAAACATAAAAAAATCTCCTATGCAATATAGACTAAGAATAGGAACTGAAAGTAGTAAAACCTTTTTTGATTTAATCGCTCCTTATGTATGTAAGAATATGGAATATAAAATTCCAGAAAATTATAGAACAATAGAATTAAAACCTATAAACAATTCTTATTTGGATTATAGTATTGTAAAGGCAAATGTTTTTTATAGAAATCAAATGGGGCTGGAAAGCAAATTGTATGATATTGAAGTTGAGGGCAACCATAACTTTGTTGTTAACAACACTTTGGTTCATAATTGTGTATTGTTTGCGTGGCTTGTTAACCAATCATATTTTAAAGAATTGACCGATACTGATGTTAGAAGCAATTTAGTTCAAGATAATAATGCATTATTGGATGATGATATGCTTCCTTTTGGAATGATGGATTTTGGAGATGACGAACATGCTGAATGGAAAGCTGATCCGTTTTATGACTTAGACTTTGGGCCACATAAAGATTATTTCTAAGATTTGTTTTTTATAAATAATATCGAGATAAGATTATTTAGTTTCTTACATAAAGGAGAGAGAAATGGCAATTCAAGTCAGCCCAGGCGTTAATATTAGCGAAATTGATCTAACAACAGTAGTTCCAGCAGTATCTACCACAACCGGCGCGTTAGCTGGTATTTTTGCTTGGGGTCCAGCTAATGTAAGAACATTAGTAAATTCTGAAGTCAATCTTACATCAATTTTTGGCAATCCAACAGATTCAAACTACGAAACATTCTTTACAGCAGCAAACTTCCTATCATATGGCAATAGCTTATATGTAGTGCGTTCTGTTGAATCTGGAAGTTCTGTACCAGCAAATAATGCTTATAACGCATTTGCGAATACAGCATCTGCCGCAAACGTAGTTGTTCTAAACTCAGACGATTTTAACAATCAAAGCGCATCTCTATCATCAAGTATTGCTTATCTAGCAAAGTATCCAGGCGCTCTAGGAAATAGCTTAAAGATTTCTGTCTGCGATAGTGTAAACGCATTCTCCCAAATAGTATCAGTAGCTACTGTAAACTCAGCAGCTTCAAATTCAGCAACATCATTTAATATTTCTGTTGTTGCGGGAGCAAACTCTGCTACAGTTACATTAACTTCAAACGGTGTTTCTGGTACTGCAAATGCTGGTCTTCAAGCTCTATCAAACTTTATTACTAATGGTGATATCATTACTATTGGAAATACTACAATTGGGACTCAAACTGTTAAGGTTACAGGATATACCGTAAGTGCCAATATTGAAGTTGCTGGTTCAGGAGCTAATGCTTTCACACAATACGCAACATTAAATCTTGCTGATCCAATTATCCTACCATACTCAGGGACTCTAACTCAAGCATCAACTACTTCATATTGGGAATATTACAATAAAGTTAGTGCAGCCCCAACAACTTCACATTATCTAGCAGTTAAGGGTCTAACTGCTGTCGATACACTCCACGTAGTTGTAGTAGACCAAAATGGTGCATTTACCGGTAAGCCAGGAACAATTCTTGAAGTATTCGAGGCTCTATCTAGAGCAACCGATGCTAAGACAGATCAAGGTGCCACAAATTATTATAAAACAGTATTGAATAATAATTCAAATTACATTTGGGCTGTATCTGATCGATCAGGTGCTGCATCGGCTCTTTCAACTGCAGTAACTTCATCAACAAACCCAAGTCCATTTACACAAACATTTACAAATGGTAATGATGGGCTTTCTGAAAGCACATGTTCTCTATCAACTATTACTAATGGATACGATTTCTTTAAGTCTTCTCAAGACGTAACGGTTTCTCTAGTATTGGCTGGTAAAGCTCGTGGTGTTACAGCGGAAAGCACAACACCTTCTGGAAGTGGTACAAGTTATGCAACAATCGCTAACTACATCATTGGAAACATTGCAAACTATCGTAAAGATTGCGTTGCATTCATTTCCCC